TGATCGACTGTGGCGTCTAGCTTGGAAGTTCCAAGAGGATTGTCGCGGTAACAACGGTTGCACTACCAGTGTGTGGCGTGCTTTCCAAGACTGCAAATCGTTCAACAACTGCCGTGGTGTAATGGTCGAGGTCTATAACGAACGGCGGCGCGAACTAGCTGAGAACCCGCATGCGTTTAGTAGTTTTAAACCTTGCGAAGATCGCAGCATCAACAGCTGGGCCAAGTGTTGGTAGCACATCTAGCTGGTTGGCGGGGCTGTTACAGTTTACCACGCCACAGCAAAGCCTCCCTTTCTCGTCGTGTAACCAAGCCCCGTAATAGGGGCTTTCCTGTCCATTCCATAAGCAAGTTGGGAATATCTGCATAGTTTCCTTTGTTAAGTTCCTTTAATAAAGTGCTGCTGGCAAGTCTCCCTCCACCTATGTTAAATGTAAAACTGCATAAGGCATCAAATTGATTTTGGGTTAAAGGCACTTTGACCAAACGTCGGACGTATGTTTCACCTTCGGCTGCAATATCTTGCAACAACAACGTTTGTATTTCTGGTTGGCTCAAGTTTCGACTCAATGGCACACGCACCCCTCCTATCAAGACGCTATTAGAGGAAATGTCTTGAGCAGTTAGTTTGTGCCCAACTCCTACAGTAAGATTCCCTTTGGGATCTGGATGTACATCGGCTCTTGATGATTCAAATTCTGTTATAAAACGTGCAAGACTGGGACTGGCTTTTAGCCCTGCAACTGATACCAGATCAGTGCTATTACCTTCAAACTTGTATATAGGGCTGCCTTTTTCGTCATATCCTTGCCCACTGTATCTGCCTGCTGGCATGCCTTCTCGGGGACTACCTACAAGATCCAAAGGTTTGTCTTGCCCTGCTATAACTTGACCAGTTTTCAATCCACCATTTGTGTTTTGTTCCACACTTCCATTCAAACCATCAACTCTGCCACTGTGCCCAGTATAGGGTTCATGATAAGGCAATCTAGGCATGATGGTGTTAATCAAGATATACCTAAACTGTCCTTCAGTTATAATTTGCATGTCTTTTTGCAACAAGCTGACTGTGCTTGTGGCTGGTTTAGCTACAGCAGCTTGCGGCGCATTACGTCCATTCATGTCTATACGGGCAGAACTTAACACATAGTTTCCTGCACACAAAACTCCAAACTCTCCGCTAGCAGTGTCACGCAAATAGCCACCACTTTTTCTATCGTAATTGCCATAGCTAGTTTCATATATATTGGTTCCTGCACTGCGATGTGTTTCTTTCAAACTGGTCTGGTACATGTTATCATGGCTCATCAAATGCATGTCTTTAGCAGCTTCGAGTTTGATCAAACCTCCATCAGTAGTTCGTGTTGCTACAGGACTGGGGTTAAGTTCAATACTTTTACCAACCCCTGAAACCACATAGCTAATCAAGTTGTAAGTGGTATCAAGATTGCGCCTAAACTCCACTAAAAGACCATCAGTAAAAACCACACTGGAGTTGCTAATTTGATTAGTCAAACTACTTTGCCAGTTACCAACATACGTATATTGTTCTTTACCAATAATTAAGTTTTGAGCATCAGTAATGTCCAAGAAAATAGCAATGTCAGGTATAGGGCCCAAAGCTTCGTCACGTGCTTTTATAAAAACACTGCGGCCAGCTTCAATATTCACATCTAAATCAGCCCGTAAGTTCAAGCTTCCTTGAGTCCTTATGCTGATGTCAGCTTGAGCATATATATCAATTTCACCGCCACCGCTGAGTTCCACCCAGTTTTTGCCATCCACACTGTTCATGTAAACACAACCAGTGCTGTCGTTAACTAGCACTTGTGCACCTGACTGCGTACGTAATCTTATAAAGCGGTTTCCAGGATTGTCGTCAAAAACAACTTGGTTACCACCCGGCGTTAGAATTCCATAAGCATTATTGATAGGGTCAGGACGCCGGGCGCTGGCGTTGGTAATCCCACGAATTGGATCATCTAGCAGGCCTTGTCGTAAAAGTGCGTCACGCAGAGGTTCAAACTCGGGCCTTTGAGAAGTTTCACTGGGATCACCATTATATTGGTTGCGTTTGTTATATTCCACAACAGGTGCGCCATTTGTGCCGCCGTTGCCTGCAATACCAGGAACCATGTTGTTCATGTTTTGCTGATACAAGCAACCAAGCCAAATGCCTTTGCTGCTATCGCCGTTTATAAACGCAACTATTACTTCGTTGTCTTTGTCAGGTGGCACAAACCACATGCCGTAACTGCGTTGACTGGCTGTGTAACTTGTATCATTGGGTTTGTTGTTGTAGACACTAGTAGCCCCAGCAAACGGACTGCAATAGCTGACAATAAACCACGAGCTAGGGTCTAGACCATCGCCGCCTGATATTTCTGGAATCCAAACTCTAAGGCGACCCATGCGGCTGTCATCATCAGTTTCTCTTACAAACCCCACATACATTTTGTCAAGTAAAGGTGTTCTACCTTGTGGTTGTAAGCCGTACTCATCGGGAGTATCACTTGTTCTAGTTAATAATACCATTTATTAATATCCTGAAACATCGCCACTAGGATTTCCCAAAGGCTGTAAGTTTCGTTGTGGCTGTACAGGGCTAGCAGGTGCTATTCTTGCTTGTTCTGTTTTTTTAGCAGCCTCATCGGCTTTCTTGATATAACTGTCCATGGCAGTATTACCATGTTGACTAAATGTATCTTTGCAACTGGTTAATACCTGCGAGAACTTACCATTTGCAAAGATATTTTTCACTTGAATAACCAGATAAAATCCATCAACAAACTGATTGTTTTGTGTAAACTCCATGAATCCTGTTTCAGGATTGGGAGCTTGTCCGCTGCGGAAGGTAAGATAATACATGTTATCACCGCCAATCAGTTCTGCGAAGTTGCTATTAAGATCTGCTAACTTATCAGGAACAGCCGCGTCAATATCAATGTTGCTATGTCCCATCCACCAAGGATCTCCACGTATTTCCAAATCAATTTTTATCATTTCTTTATTGGCACTGTCAAAGTTGCCAATCACGCTGCCAAACAAACTACGACTTTTAGGATAGTTTATTTGATTAGTGCTAAATGTAGGAGTTTGCTGACTGGCAGCGCCTTGATTGCCATCTGCTTGCCGGGCAGCATCATTAGGAATAACTGTGTTAACGTAGGGAAAATCTGGATCAATAATGTCTTGATCTTCAACAAAAAGCTGTTGGTTTTCTTGGTTCACCGCGGCAAATCTGCTGCGTAACTGTTCTACACCACGTCGTCGAGCCAAAGCTTGTGGGTTATCTTGGATAATAGCACTGGGTTCACGATCGTAAAAATCCACAAAGTCTTGTGTTTGTTGTCTGAGATTTTGTTCCAAGGTGTTACGTTCTTGTTGCAAGGCAGCAACTTGTTGTTGAGCAGTGTTAAGTCCTGGAATGTTTGCTACTATCTGCTGTCGCTCCCGTAATAAAATCAACCTCTCAGCCCCCAAAACCCTTAATTCACCATAAGAATCCTTCTCTTGTAGTTGAGCAGTTAGTCCACGTAGTTTTTGATTGGCATTTTGTAAGCCTTCTACAAGACGTTCAGCTTCTTGAATTTGTTTTGGCAAGGCATTATATCTCTCTTTGGCTTTGCGATATTGAGCTAATCGTTGTTCCCATGCACTTGCTTTGTCATTAGCTAGGGGGCCAATAGTTTGATTGCTGTAGTTGTTTGTTCCGGCATAAGGTACTGTGGCTATGGCAAAAAAGTTGTTGACTTTTAAATCAAATTTTATAATATCTAAGTTCAAACCTGTGTAAATCCATTCATATCGTTTTTTAATTCTACCACTTGTTAACAAAAACTTGAGTTTTTGCATTTGCACATTGCGCTTTTCCACAGCCCGTATAGTGGGAATATCTTCTCCACGCACCCGAGTTTCCCAATAGGGAACAATTGTATAGGTGACTTTTTCCACATATTTGCCAGCACGAAAATCATAGCCCACATAGCTTACCTTGCTGTGGATTTTAACATTTTTGACCAAGCCATGTGTTAAAGTAGTTACGCTGCCTTGTTGATTTTGCCCACCCTGTGTCCAATTTTTAAACTCATCACACAAGCTAAGTGTTTGGTAAACCAAGCTACTGAAGTCAATGCCCTTCGTAGCAGTTATCTGAACTGTGTTGCCCTCGGCTTTAATGTTCATGTTCTTGCTGCGCTGATCATCACTAAGACGGCTTTTATTCATCTGCCAGGAGCGCATTTCATTTGGCAAGCGAATTTCATATTGTGCTAACGGAGCCGTGCCCAATGCAAGAGTTTCTTGATTGAAGTTCAGTGCTTTCTGAAACTTATCAAAAAAATCTCCTACTGTAGTGGCACTTACAGATATCGTACTAGTTTGCAAATCTAGTTGATTAGTATAGCCAATTTGTCCATCCATGATACCTTGTACTTCGTAACTTCCACCACCCTCATTGCCGCTGAAGTTGATTGTGGTAATTACAACACGATAGATTTGATGAAATAATGCTTGGTCAACTGGTGCGCCATTTTCATCATATCCCACAAACCAAACTTCTATGAAAAACTTAGCACGCTGCCAGTTAATAGTACCAAACTGTTGAGCTGTGGAGTTCAATCTATCAGGCAAACTGAAGCCGTAGGGCTCTATGATTTTCATAGTATAGCTCACACTGGGCATGTTGCGGGTTTCGTTGTTTGTTCCCACCAAGTTACGCAGAGTAAACTCAGTTATGTTAAATCCTGCTGTTGCTCCACTTTCAGCAATCACTACTTTTGGTATAGCATCTACCACACCTTTGCTGCTAGAAACTGTTTCTGATAGACTTTCACTAGTCATCCAAAACTTTATATGGTAAGTATAGTTTGCATATTCATCAAGTGGATTAGGTCGCATGCTCTCACGAGTTAGGGCATCAAAGTCAATAGTTTCAACATTTTGAGAAACTTGCCTTATTGTGCCAGCTGTTCGTATAGGTGCTTCGCCTTGCAGAGCATCAGTTTGTTGTATATAACCCAAGGCAGCTTTGGTAACAGCATCATAGTTTGATCTGCTAGCTTGGCCAGCTAAGTCTGCAAGATTTTTAATAGTGGCAGTGTCGCCGCGTTGATTAGCTGTTTTTATAGCTGCTCCAATTACATCAGGTCTTTCAGGAGCAACAACTGGCCGTGCTGCTGCGGCTTGGTCTGCTGCTTGTGCGCCTCGCTCTTGTTGTTCAGCGATGCGTTGCTGCTGTGCATTTGGAGTACTGGGCGTCACGAGATAATCTATAGCGCGAGAAAACCAATTCATTTTACAATAACCCTGCTAGAGTTTGATTACTGGGAACATAGATCTGTACGCCAGGTATCATGTCATATATAGGATCCTGTAAAGTATCACTGTTGTAAACTGCGAAAATCCACCATAATCTTGGAGTTCCATATGCATCGTAACTTAATAAGTCAGGACGATGTTTATATTTTTCAGGCAAAGTAATAACTGCGTCGTCAGCCCCTGTAGTTAAAACTGGAGGCTGCCAGTAATCTAAATACGTGACATATTGATTTACTTGTGGTGTTAGCTTGTAATAGCTGTTGTTATTATAGAAAGATTTAATCATATCCATCCTGCTTTTTTCATGGAAACGCTGGTTATATATCCACCACTGCGGAACTTTTCAATACTCCATTCTCTCAGTTGGCGCGGGGTATGTTGCACTGTTAAAGAAACAGATATATCAAATATTGCAGGCACCCTTGTTACCTTAGACTGCGGACTAGCAGTCACAGTAACATAGTCAGGATCATTAGGCAGTGTAATAGCGAAATTTTTCACAACTACAGGAATGTTTAAAAACATACCACCACCATGCGCATCAAAGTATAACACAGGTGGAGGAGTTCCTCGTTGTGGATTTACACTAGCACCAAAACTCATTTTTGTAATCAAGCGCAGAAAATGCAAGCAGGCTAAATTATATCGGGCTTCTAGCTGAGTTTGACTGCTGAAACTACCTGATACTGTGATAGTTGGGGCACTGGTTCTACTATATGCTAAAATTTCTTGATTGGTATGAACAGCGTTAAGACTATCATACTGTACATCTTGATTGTATGTAATATTTGGTGTATATGGCCAAATCATTCCACCATAGTTTTGTAAGTTAACCCAAGGATTATCTGCATATAATAACTTATATGCTACGCTGTTGGGCTTAGCACGTAAACGAGCACGCAAATCAGTTGCACTAGGCCCAGAAACCGCATTGTTGGCTGTGGTATCCTCTAGTTTAGTGGGATCTATTCCCTGCAATGCATTTTGAGTTACTGTTAGCTGTCGTTGTGTTTCACGACCAACACTTCTTTCAGCAAATCGTGCGCCTAAAACTGCCCCGCTTAGTTCGCTACTAGTATTAAAGGGTTTAAATACATCTGACAAGAACGTATCAGGAGCATCTGCAGGCTGTATATCTGGGGCTTGAGTAGGCCCCGGAGATGCTTGATTTGAAGATTTTCTTAGGCCCATAAATATAAGACTCCAGGTTTGTTATATTTATAGCACGAAAAACCGGGATTTTGACACTGACAAATACCGGGTTTATAATCTTGATGATTTTGGAGACAAATATTGACTATAACCGCTGCAATTAAAATCAAATACTTAACGAACCGTGAACTCTTAGAACAAATCCACGCTAGCAAAAATACCTATTGCAGCTACTTGGAAAATATTTACAGCAGTTTTGATATAATAACTCAAGATTTAAACTTGATAAATCTTGAAACTCTTGAGCAAGCTAAAATACGCAAAGCTGAACTGCAATCACAACGTTTACGTAAAGAAGCGCAAGCTCGTGGTGAAAAAAATCCTGTATATCGAGTAGATCCTGACAGCTTGGATATTGAACAGGTTGTGGTTAGATTAATGACTTATGATCATATTCCACCTCATCCCATCAAACACGAAATGGGAAAAACTGTTGCAGAACGCCATATTAAAATAAACTTTCCAGCTTTCCAACATTTTATTTGGACCAATGACTGTTGGGTATGTGTGGGCAAAAGTCACTGGCGTGGTGGTTTACAAAACGGAGAGTTTTGTAATAACCATGGTTACATTACACCCAAGCTTGCCATGATGTTTATGAAACTTGTGGAAAAATACAGTAAAAAAGGCAACTGGAGGGGCTATTGCGTTGATGATCAGACTCAAGCTCTAACTCAAAGGGGTTGGTTAAACACTAATGAAATTAACGAAACGGATATTATTTTAAGTTACGAAACAGGAGATCTCAAGTGGAGCAAAATCAAATCTATTTACCGAGGTGATTTTGATGGTCTGATGCACAAAGTAACTTGTCGGAGCATTGATAGTTTGATTACACCTAATCATAAAATAGTTACTGCTCGTGGCTTAATACCTATTGAACAAATTTGTGAAAATGATAAAATAGTTGTCATGGGCAATGCTGAAAAAGGAAATGATGTAAGCCAATATGCAGATTCTTTGGTAGAATTAGCGGGCTGGATAATAACAGAAGGCTGCTATGATTATGATAGGCAAGGCAATATAAAAAGCATTGCTATCTATCAAAATCCCGGAGCCAACGCTGATAAAATCCGTAAAGCCCTGGAAACTCAAAACTTTACTTTCACTGAAAACCTGCGCAAAAATAACATTTGCTTTAGAATTTGGAAGTCAGATAGTAAAACTTTGGAAAACTTATTCCCTAATAAAAACATCCCTATGAGTTTTATTCTGGAACTTACTAATGATCAACGTGAACTGCTGTTGCAAACATTAATTGCCGGTGATGGATGGAATCGCAAAACCAGTGTTAGCTGGGTGCAAAAAGATCAAGGACGAACAGACATGTTTCAAGCTCTTTGCACTTTATTAGGTAAGAAAACAAATAGTCATAAACATACTCATGTAAGTTTTGGTAAAGAAACAGAATGTATTACCACAAATGTTTTCAGTAATCGAGCTAATAACACAACCGGGGCTTGTTTAAACTTACATGGCGGCAAACGGAATGGTAGAAGTCATCCTGGACGTGGTAAAGCCATGCATCCTAACGAACCAACAACATATTACCAGGGACAAGTATGGTGTCCAGAAACAGAATATGGTTGCTTTGTGGCACGACGTAATGGAAAAGTTTATCTAACTGGCAATACATATAATGAAGAAATGCAAGGACAAGCTTTGTTGCAGCTAAGTCAGATAGGACTACAGTTTGACGAAAGTCGCAGTGAAAATCCATTTGCATATTATACGTCCGCAGTGCAGAATTCATTTACTCGAATACTAAATACTGAAAAACGAAACCAAAACATTCGTGATGACTTGTTAATAATGCACGGATCTACTCCCAGCTACACAAGACAAACAGAAAACGAAATAGCACAAAAAACTGATTAACGGTCAAGGAGACAAATATGAGTTTGGGCGATTGGTGTTCACATATTCAGGAATAGCTGTTACATAAGTTTGATTATCATGTCTGTCTAAGCTACTATCAGTAGCTATGACAAATCGCACCCCCCAACTTGATAACATCGCAGCTTTCACCGATCTGCATTTTGGAATGAAAAACAACAGTCGCGAGCATAACATGCAATGCGAACAGTTTTTGTTGTGGTTTATAGAACAGGCTCAAAAACAAGGTTGTAAAACATGTGTGTTTCTAGGCGACTGGCATCATGTACGCAGTGCCATTAATATTTCCACGCTGAACTACAGTGTTGCCGGCTTGCGCTTGCTTAGTGCCGCTTTTGATGATGTATTTTTTATCATTGGCAATCATGATTTATATTTCCGTGACAAACTGGAAATACACAGCATACCTTACATTCAAGAATTTGATAACATTCACTTGATTGATAAAATCACCACAGTGGGCGACCATGCTTTTGTTCCCTGGCTGGTGGGAGATGAATGGAAAAAGGTTGTTGATATTTCTGTTCCCTATATTTGGGGTCATTTTGAACTGCCAAGGTTCAAAATGAATGCCATGGTGGAAATGCCCGACCATGGCCACCTAAATGGCAATCATTTAGCCAAGCAAAAATACGTTTTCAGTGGTCACTTTCACAAACGTCAAGTTCAAGGCAATGTGCATTATATTGGTAATGCGTTTCCCCACAACTACAGTGATGTTTGGGATGATGATCGTGGCATGATGTTTTGGCAAAAAAATCATGAGCCACGTTATGTTGCATGGCCACAAGCTCCACGATACCGTGTGTTAACTCTGCAAGATCTTCTTTATGATCCTCAGCGTCATTTGCAACCACAAAATCACGTAAGAGTGCAAATTCCTCAAGACACTGACTATCTTGACATGACTTTCCTACGTGAAGTATTACAAGCAGCTTGGCCAGTTAATGAACTGGCGTTTCAAACCGCTGTGAGTAATGAAGTTGCAGAACTTCAAGATGAAGCAATAGACTTTCAAAGTGTTGACACTATTGTTATCAGTCACTTAAACAGTATTGAAAGCAAAACTATTGACTGTAAAAAACTAGTGGAAATTTATCAGAGTCTATAATGCTGCAATATCACAATGTAGAAATACGCAACTTCCTTAGTGTTGGTACTGTTCCACAAACAGTGGATTTAACTCGCAGCGGATTTACTTTGGTGTTAGGGGAAAACCTTGACATGGGTGGTCAAGGCAACCGTAATGGCGTGGGAAAAACCACGCTGTTAAATGCCATTAGCTATGCACTGTACGGCCAAGCTCTAAGCAATATCAAAAAAGACAACTTGGTCAATCGCATCAACAGCAAAAACATGAGCGTTTGTTTGGAGTTCAGTCGCGATGGTCAAACATATCGCATTGAACGCGGCCGTAAACCAGCTTTCTTTAGATTTATTGTTAACGATCAAATGGTCAACAGTCCTGATACTGATGAAGCTCAAGGTGAAAACCGCGAGACTCAAAAGCAAGTGGAAGCTGTGCTGGGCATGACGCATACTATGTTCTGCAACATTGTGGCGTTGAACACTTACACCCTGCCATTTTTAAGTCAAGGTGCAGGCAAGCAACGGGAAATCATCGAAGAACTCTTGATGATTACCATGCTTAGCACCAAGGCTGAAACGCTAAAGGAACGCATTAAAGAAACACGCATACAACAAGATCAAGAAGATTTCAAAATAAAAACCATTGAAGCCAGCAATGAAAAGATTGCTCGCACACTTGCTGATCTCAATACTCGCAGTGAAAAATGGCAAGTTCAACATCAAGACAAAATAAATGACATTCAACAAGCTCTTGACAGCATGAGCCAGTTAGATATTGAAGTTGAAATACAAGCACATAGAGATCGAGTAGATGTTGACAAGCTCAAGTCTGCACGGAACGAGCAACAGCGTTTGCTTACAGGAAAAAATCGTCTTGTAACTAACTTGCAAACTCAGCTAGACAAAAACATGGCAAACTATCGTCAAGTATTAGACGCACAATGCCCCATGTGTCAGCAAGGGCTAAGTGATCACAATCACAAAGAAATTCTGGGTAATCTTGAGCAACAGATTTTGCAGTTGGATCAACAACTGCAACCGTTAAATCTAGAAGTTAAACAACATCAAGAATACATTCAGGAACTAGCGCAAGCAGAACGTAGTTTTGATATACCCAACACTTTATACAATAATCTTGAACAAGCTTTGAGCCATCTCAACAGCATGGAAAACCTTCAGCAGGAAATGTCACGGCTGCAACAGGAAACCAATCCCTATCTTGATCAACAACACAGTTTGACAGCCACACTGCAACCTATAAACCACAACATACTGAATCAACTCAATAGTCAACGTGAACACCAAGAGTTTTTGTTGAAGTTGCTTACCAACAAAGAAAGTTTCATCCGCAAAAAGATTATTGATCAAAATCTTGCCTATCTCAATACACGTTTGCAAGATTATCTAAACCGTGTGGGCCTACCTCACCAAGTGAAGTTTCAAAATGATCTTGGCGTGGAAATTACTCAC